AAGCTACATCATTAGAAGATTGGTCAGTAAATAATTTTGATCCTACAGTTGTAGAATTAAAAACAAAAACAAAATACATACCTTTTAATATAGGTTCAAGACAACAGATTGCAGATAGGTTAATGAAGTTAGGTTGGAAACCAAAGAAACATACAGACAAAGGTAATATCATTATTAATGAAGCTGTATTAGATACAATAGATATGCCTGAAGCTAGAAAGTTTTCTCGTTTCTTTTTATTACAGAAACGTATAGCACAAATTAAATCATGGATAGAAGCATGTGATGATAAAGATGGTAGAGTACATGGTAGTGTAATGACACTTAAAACTATTACTGGTCGTATGTCACATAACTCTCCTAACATGGCACAGATACCTGCAGTACGTTCTCCCTATGGTAAAGAGTGTAGAGATTGTTGGACAGTATCTAATATACATACACATTCTATAGTAGGAACTGATGCAAGTGGATTAGAGTTAAGATGTTTAGCACATCTAATGAATGATACTACCTTTACAGATATATTATTGACTGGAGATATACATACACACAATATGCAAATGGCAGGTCTAACTGATAGAGACCAGGCAAAGACATTTATCTATGCATTTATGTATGGTGCAGGTGCATCTAAGATAGGTCAGATAGTAGGAGCAGGTGCTAAAGAAGGACAGATACTAATAGATAAGTTTCTTAATAGTATGCCAGCCTTAAAAAGAGTACGTGATTCTGTAACAAAAGCTGCAGGTAGAGGTAAGATTAAAGGTATTGATGGTAGACTACTACATATACGTAGTCCACATAGTGCATTAAATACTTTGATACAAGGAGCAGGTGCTGTTGTATGCAAGGTATGGCTTATACATATGATGACAAGAATAAAAGTATTAGGTATAGATGCTAAACTTGTTGCTTCTATACATGATGAATACCAGTTTGAAGTTTTGAATAAAGATGTTCAAAGGTTTGGACAGGTAACTAAAGATGCAATGAAAGATACTGAGAAAGAATTAAGAATGAAATGTCCTCTTGATAATGAATGGAAGGTAGGTAGAACATGGGCACAGACACATTAGTTCAGAATGAATTGTTCAAAGATTTTGAATCTATTGATACAAGTAAACCTTTAAAGACTTGTGTTAAATGTAATAAAACTAAACCATTAGATTCTTTTCAAAGCTATGGTCATAATCAAAAAACAACAGGGCTACCCTCTACTGAAAGAGTTTGTAGGTCTTGTGCTAATGAAAGAAATAGACAGACAAGAGAATTAAGATTAGTTACTCCACCACCACCTAAAGATTACAAGTGTCCTATTTGTTTAATAACTGCTGAAGAAAATACACAAAGGAATAATCAATGGTGTCTTGATCATGATCATGATACAGGAAAAGCTAGAGGTTGGTTATGTAATAAATGTAATTCAGCTTTAGGTTGGTTTAATGATAACTTAGAATTTTTAAAAAGAGCAGTTAAATATTTGGAGAAATATAATGACAATAGTTAAAGAGTTTAAAGGAAGAAAAGACCATGCTGATTATATTAAACGAGGTATAAAAGTAGAGAATGAATTTATACAGACAGCTAAGTCACATGGTTACACAGTTGCTATAGCTGATGAACAAGAAAATATAAATAAACATATAGATTTATACTTAACATATAAAGGATTAACAGTTAGTGTAGATGTAAAAGCTAGAAGAACTGGAAACAAACAAAGAGTTCTGGATGACGCATGGATTGTTGTTGAATTTTTAAATACAATAGGTAATAAAGGTTGGCTGTATGGTGACTGTGATTACTTTGTATTTGAAAGAGAGCATGACTATGTATGGTGTGATGCAAAAGAGTTGGTAGAATTAACTGACAAAGTTGTAGATAAAAATACCAGAGTAGAAAGCTACAAAGATTCTGCATACAAAACATGGGGTAGAAAACATCAAGGAAAACAAGACCTTATCTCAAGAATAGAGATGAGTTTAATTTTAAAACTAAATAAAAGTTTTATTATGAAAAAAACTCTTGACAATAATGTTAAGGTATGTAATAATTCTTTTATTAATAATAAGGAAAGGAAAACACCTATGAGTGTAATTCAAGGAATAGCTAATTGGGCACATATAATTAAACCTAATTACAAATTTAAAGAAGAAGGTGAATGGAGCATTGATGTCTGTAATCTTGATGACAAAAATGTATCTATAGCTAAAGCAGATGGTCTATCTATTAAGAATAAAGGTGATGACAATGGAAACTTTGTAACCATTAAAGCAAAAACTAAATGGGCAAAGACAGGTGAAGACAAACCTAAACCCAAAGTTGTAGATGCAGATAGACTTCCATTTACAGAAGAAAAAGTTGGTAATGGTTCATTGGTTAATGTAAAGTATACTACATATGAGCATAAACCTTATGGAACTTTTGGTGATCTAAAAGCAGTACAGGTTATTAATTTTATACCTGCACCTGAATCATCTGATAGTGATGTCACAAGTGACTTTGATGTTATTGAAGATGGCTACAAAAGTACGCAGGATGCTGACTTAGATTTTGCAAAAGCATAACCAACTACGAAAGGATGGAGAGGTACTACTGAGTAAGTATCTCTCCATTATTTATTATGAAAACCATTGATACTTTAGTAAAAGATATGTATGATTTATTTGATCCTCTTGTGGAAACAAATTTAAATGAAGCAGAAGTTGATGCTCATTTAGATTCTTTTACAAAGAGTATTAAACAAACAATAAAAGGTTTACTTAATGAAACACCTAGAGAGAGAGGTAAGCTAAGACTTTCTGCTATAGGTAAACCTGCAAGACAATTATGGTATGAGAAAAATTCTAAAGTAGAATCTAAACCTTTAGAACCTAATACAAGAATAAAGTTTTTATATGGTCATCTGTTAGAAGATGTATTAATTCTTTTAGCTAGACTATCAGGACACATAGTAACTGATTTACAAAAACAAGTTAATGTTAATGGTATAGTAGGTCATCAAGACTGTGTAATAGATGGTGTGCTTGTTGATTGTAAGAGTGCATCAGGTAAAAGCTTTGAGAAGTTTGCTAAGAATAAACTAGAAGAAGATGATCCCTTTGGTTATATAGCACAGATCTCTGCTTATGCTGAAGGTAATGAAGTAGATGAAGCTGCTTTTCTAGCTATAGATAAACAGCATGGTAATATTTGTTTAACTCGTGTTCATTCAATGGAGATGATAAATGCTAAACAAAGAATTGAATATCTTAAAGGAGCTATGGATAAAGATGATCCACCTGATAGGTGTTATAGTGATGTGCCTGATGGTGGTAGTGGTAATCGTAAGCTTTTTATTGGTTGCGTTTATTGTCCACATAATATTACTTGTTGGAGTGATACGAATGAAGGTAAAGGGTTACGTATATTCAATTATGCAAATGGACCTAGGTACTTTACGAAGGTGGTTAAAGAACCTAATGTAGAGGAGATTACATCTTGATAAGTCATTGGGTTAGGTATGATACTAATGAACCTTTTGTACCTAACCTAGATAAGTTTGGGTTTGTTTATCTTATAACAAATACTAAAACTACTAAAGCATATGTAGGTTGTAAACAATATTTTTCTATGGGTAAGAAAAAGAAAAAACATAAGTGGGAAATATATACAGGATCATCTAAATATTTAAATGCAGATATAGAAAAGATAGGTAAAGAACATTTTACATTTGAAGTAATTGCAGAGTATAAAAACAGAAGAAGTTTACGTTATTATGAAATGTATTATCAAGTAAAATGGGATGTACTTACTGCTGTGATAGAAGGTACAGATGAACCTGCTTATTATAATTCATATGTAGGTGGTAAATTTTTTCCACCTGTTGAGATGTATACAGATCCTGAAAGATGTAAAAAGCTAAGTAAAATTATGAAAGAATATTATTCTTCTGAAGAAGCAAGACAAAAAGCAAGTGATGCTAGTACTTCAAAGATGTCTATAAAATGTATAAAAGAAAATAATGATATAGTTATTTTTAAAGGTAAAAGAGAAATAGAAAAAGCAGGTTATGATGCATCAACACTTTACAAATTAGCTAAAGGTGGTTATCAAAAACGAAGTGATAGACCTAATGGTAAAGGTTATAGCATAAGAACAAAACATAAAGATATTATCAAAGTAGAATATATATAAAGAAAGGAGGTACAAAATGGCAATTAAAAAAGCAATGTACGATACAGCATTAGCTGAGTTTGAATCACAAAGAGATAAAGCTATAACTAATGCACGTATATACTTACAACATCCTGTTGGCATAGGAGAGCATGGACAAATTGTTGATGAGTTTATCAAACAAATAAAGTTAGCTGCTGAAGCAGACGAAGCTGCATCTATGTTAAAGGATACATTTAGAGATGAAATAACAGAAGACTAATGAATGAAGAATACATTGAGATCTTAACAGAGATACAAGAACATGAGAACAGTAGTGCTGAACGCATGTTATTCTTATCTGTTATATTTCAAGCATTGTTAGATGCAACAAAAGAAAAAACTAAAGTAGAATCATCACGAGTAAGTGTTGAAAGAGCAAATGCTCGTGCATGGTTCTTCTGTAGTGTAGGTGTAACCTGTGATAACTTTGAGTATATATGTGAGAGTGCAGGTATGGATGCAGAGTATACAAGAAGTTTTGCAATTAAAGTAATTAATTCAAAGGAAATAAAATATGTTAGACAAAGAATTAGAAGAGTCTTGGATAAAACTTAAAGGAGATAATAATGATTAGTGATGTTAGTGCTCCAGAAGGTTTAGAAGAAAGACAAGAAAGAAGAGAAAGACATGATGAATATATGGCTCGTAGAACTGCTGAAGAAAAAGCAATGAAAAAAGGTACGTATGAGTATGAGTATGGTAAACCTAGTGATAAACAAATAGGTGGTAGTCATTATAAAGATTGTGTTATACAACCTGTAGATTATATTGTTAAAAATAATCTTGACTTTTTAGAAGGTAATGTGGTAAAATATATAACTCGTCACAAAACAAAGAATGGCATAGAAGATATTAGAAAAGTTATACATTATGCAGAGTTAATATTAGAAAAGAAGTATGGAAAGGAAAAATAGATGGCATCATTACTAGGAAATAATTATTTACCTACT